TAGTCCGAGAGATGGGAGGTTGAAAAGCTGCTCTCCCTCTCCGATTTGGAAAGAAATCACATTGCCATCATTGACGTATACGCCGGCGTTGCCGTAAAGTTCGATATTCTCTGTCATAACCAGTTGATCTTGTGAAGTTTATATCCATCGTTGGGAAAGGCCATGTAGCGCACCAGTATACGGTAGCACATCTTGGGGTTACCCTCGGCATCGGTAAAGAGCAAGTAGTTTTCGGGGGCAGCTGCAAAGCGTTCGTCGGGCAGTTGTGTGCGATACTTGCAGTGTTCTCTCACTTGCAGCTCTGCCTTAGCCCTGCCTTTGCTCCGGCTGTATGGGAAGAAGCACAATGTGAAGTCGCCCTTGGGTAGCTTGCTTAGCTCTCTTGCCCATTGCAGTGCATCGATACCATTCATCTCGAAACTCATTTCCATGTCGCAAATGTAGAATTTATACACACCTCCGCAAAGGACGGACACACTTCCAGTCCCTCATATTTCCAAGTTCTCTCACCCCCTGCACTTCAACTTCAAAACTCAGCGGTGCGTGGTCTTTTCCGTCGTTCGCATTTTTTTGTTTTTCATCTGTTCGCTGTTTTTTAGTTGAGATACAGAGAGTTAAGTTTTTCACTCGTGTAAATAAGAGCGATTATTCCCTACTTTCCAACACTTTTTATCCTTGTTGTCCGTCTCTTTTTACCCGATTTACGCTCATAATGAACGTAGAAAGGGAGACTTAACGATGTTTTATCGTTTTGTCTCCCTCTCTTTTTGAATGTTTCTCTATGTCTTCTACGAACCCTCGTATTACGCTGATTGAGAGGCAGCTTTGCTAACACTAAATTCTCATTTTCCCATCTCTTAGCTTTTGCACTCCCATCTCTTAGTTTTTAGCGTGCGAAAGCTAAGAGATGAAAAATGAGAAAACCATGCCTACTCGGTCTTTATATAGAAGTGTTATCAGGTAGATCGGTGGGGAATGTGCTCAATTCTTTTTTAGCAATGTCACCATACAATCCGTAGAGGAGATAAATCATGGCACTGGGTAGCTGGGTAGTGAGTCCAGCTTGGCGTTTGAGTGGCTCTTTTTTCTCCGAACTTTTATCCAACTCGATGCTGTTTCCTTTCTTGGTGAGCGGACTTATCAAGATGGCACTACACAGATTCTTGCATTCGTTTTCATCTATACGCACTTTGGGCAGGAAGTTCTTTTGCTCACTGAAGAGCATCAGACAGAGTTTGAACTGTTGCCAATGGTAGATGGTGGGTGCCCCTTCGTTGTATAAAACTACGGAAAAGCCATATCCCTCGAGGGCTGTCTTTAATGCCCGACTGTCGGTGGTGATTTGTTCCAGTTCTTCACGCCGTTTGTTGCCGGCACGGTCGGGGTAAAGATATATCATTTTATTAACGGCATCGCTGCCGAAGAATTGGTAGAACTGTCTGGCCAGATCTTCTTGCTCGGCCGGGTAATAGGCCCAAAACTCCTTGATGATGTCGAGCTGCCGGCCGAAATCTTTCTTTTGGCCCACTATCAGCGACGAGAAAGCCCCGGGATCGTATCCTACATAGAGAGGCTCTCGCCGATCGTAATGCCGTAGGTATCGGGCTGTGAGCAGAAATTTATCTTTGAGATCATGCTTGAGAATTTCATCGTAAATATAGCTATCTTTAAATTGATGTTTTGCTTTATCATAAGCAGCAAAGAACTTATTAGTTACCTCTTTATGACGTACACCACAAATGGCAGTTAGGAATTCGTCAATATCCAGTGTATCGAGCTGAGTTTTAAAAAACTTAGGTCCAAGGATGTCTTTGTTACGGAAGCTCGAAGCGCGAATGTAGTAGATGGCATTGCGCCGCATGTCGGCCAGTCGCGGTCGCCACCTGGCAAGAAAGGCGACCAGCTGCTGCTGCTCCAGGCGTATCTTTTCCATTGTGACAGGATTTTTCGTTTCACGCAGTTCACGGCTCAATATCAGTTGTCGATAAAGCGACTTATTGACAGAAAGAGAAACGTTGGCAATCTCTTCAATGAGATTCTTATCCATGTTTTCTTCGTATTCTTCGAACCAGTCGTCTTCTCCCAGGTCTACGCGAGCCGTATCACTCACACCTGTTACACCCTCGTAATAGGCAGACTTGCGAATTTCGGCCGATCCGCCGCGCAACGAGGGAAACAATCGCGACTTGAGTTTTTCACCCGAGTTGTGCTTCATCTCCTCAATGAAGGCATGCACGGCATTTCGACCGGCTACGCTTTCGGGCTGGTCACTACTGACGAGTTGCAAGTGTGCACCGTTGCGGAAGATGACCGAATGCTTGGCATACGACACAGGATAGCGCGGCTGCCGAAAGTGAGAAGGTAGCTTTGTTTCACCCACCACGTAATCAATGCCGTATTCCAACATGGCACGCTGTTGGCCGTTCACCATCACTGGACGCGAGAAGTACGCTTGAATATTGGGCCATACATTGCTCATTAGGGCTACATAGGTTTTGTGCACAAGAAATGAAAGCTCGCCAGGCATGTCATTGGCCACACGGATGAGTCTTGGCCCCATCACGCCCTCGGTCTTTCCTGTGGCCCGTCCCCATTCGGCATACAACATGTTAGGGTCGATCAAATTCGCTAAGAGCTGCACACCGTTCATGTAGTACTGCTCGAAGTCGTTCGCTTCTTTATGCTGTTCAATCATTGTCCATCTCTTTTATGATTTCGGCATCCTCGATGTCTGCATCACGCAGCAATCGTTTTTTCTCTACCTTTTCTATGGGCAGATTGTCAATAAGGGTGATGTAGAAGCCTTGGTTATGCTTGGCAGCAATCTCTTTGAGACTCTTCTTCGTGAAGCCCAGTTCCTCCGGAGTGATTTCCGGAGATATAATAAAGGTGACACCAAGAGCTTTATCTGCTTCTGCAATCTCGGAAGCACGCCGTCGACACTCGAGGGCAGCATCATAGCAAGCTTTCTGTGACTTGTAGTCCCGTTGCACAGCACACATCTTGGCCAAGTCTTCGTACTTATTGGCAAAATTGTTTTCCCATACTTTAATAGGCACATTACAATCGACATTGAAATAACTGAGAGCCTGATAGATTCGAGCCATGCAGGTTCGATCTTCTATCTTAATTCCTTGCTCGGCGTTGATGCGGATACGAAGTTTACGAGCCGCCCGGGTAAGATTCCGTTCGTGCTCATATACTTCCAGAGCCCACTGCAGCTGCTTGAGAAAGGACTGCACATCAAGTGGAATACCTTC